TTTTTTACTTCTAGTTTTTTTTTTACTAAATACTATTTTTTTTTTCATTCTAATATAATAAATGAATATTTTATTATTTTATTAGTAATTGTTTTTTATTATTAGTAATTTTATTCTTATATTTATTTTGAAATTCCAAATTTTTAGCCACATTATTATTGTATACATCATTAGTATATTTTTTACAATCTTTTTTACTATTTTTACTATTTTTACTATTTTTACTATTTTTTTACCAGTTTTTTTATTTTTTTGAATACTTAAATTTATTAAATAAATTTTTTTAGTTTTTATTCATTATATTATAACTGAGTATAATATCATAAATTAAATAATTAATTAATTAGTATTTGAAACAGTTTCAAAATCAGTTACACTATCGTCATCTGAGTCATAATTTAAAATTTCAAAGCGCAAATCTTCAATTTTAATGTGTGGTTGTAATCGTACAATTAATTCAGGTGTAAGTATTTTATATTTATCGTCTAAATCATAATTTTTATTTAATATATATCTAACAGCAAATGTAGCGTCAATTTTTTGTGTTCTTAATAAATCAAAAAAGTCTACCGCATAAATATTGTCTTTTAAGGTTTGTCTGTCATACTGATTCTTATGTAAATCTAACATTATTTATGTAATACTTATATAAATAATGTTTATATTTTTATTATTAATATAATATATGGGTATAATATATGGGTATAATATTATTTTTTTTTATTTTTAGTTTAATTTATTTAATCTTTATGTGTTTATTTGCTATAATACACGAACATTATTATATTGAGAAAAAAAATGATGATATAAAACAACTAGTTTAATTTTTATAAAGGAAATATAAACCCATCTGTTTTTAAAATATTTTTAATATTTTCACAGTCTATAGGTCCATTAACTATTTTTATTTTTTCAAATGATATTAGATTTGTTTTTTTTAAATCAAAAATATCATATATATTTTTTAATAATTCGTAATCTGTAATATAATTGGAATTTATTTTTAACCATTCATAAAAATCTAAATTTTCTTTTTCTTTTTTATATTTATTAAACAATTTAAATGTTTCGTATAAATTAAGTGCGATTTTTGATTTATTACAATTTTGAATATTATAATCAGTTCCAGACAACACACAAATTTCTCTGAATTCTTTTTGAGTAAAGCTTAAACTTTCTAATATTCCTTTCATATCATATAACACCGCAGTGCAATTAAATAAACTTAAATATCGAATTACTTTAGTACAACCATAAACAAACATATCCATATCTTCACTTAAACAAGCCCAAACTTTATTTTTTAAAACAAGTAACGCACATAACTCATCTGCTTCTCCAGGAGCATCATAATATGTCGCTCCATATGACCTAATTAAATTTTTTACTTGGTCTTTTTTTTCTTTATTAATATAAATAAATTGTTTTTTTAATAAATCCATATTTGTTATTATTTCTTGTTTATCATCATCATTCGCACTATTATTCATCTCTAATTTTTGTTTTAAAATATTATATTCTTTTTCTGCTTCTTTTTTATCTGCTTTCCTTTTTTGTAACAGTGCCTTTTTTTCAGTAGGTGGTTTACCATCAAAAATAAATATTGGTATAATATTATGTTGTCTAAATACAGTTAACATAATATACATATTTTCTATTAATGCTTCGTTAGACTCATACTTGTACATATAAATGCTAATATCAATTGCTATCTTTTTACCAGATAATTCCGCAAGTGATATAACTTTAATTGAATCACCGCATTCTGTTCTTAAAAAATTGTTTAAGTGTTTAATTCCCATTTATTAATACTTTAAACTTATTTATATTATATTTTTATATTTGAATTTTTATTTATATTATTAATATAAATAAAATTGAAATACTTTATTTGATTATGATAATATGTATTAACTAATAAAATGAATACTAGAAGTCAAACTAATAAAATGAATATTGTAATTAAAAAAGAAAAAGAAAAAGAAAAAGAATTTACTTTGTACAAAGTTGAAATTAACTTTGATGAAGCAAGTGAAGCCTGGAGAGCTAACAAAAAATGTATTGGTAACGGTCATTACAAGTATATATGTACTCAAAAAACCAAAACTGGAAATCAATGTAAGAGAGAAAGTCTAAAATCCTGTAATCATTGTAAAATGCATTCACATTAATCTTTATTAAAGATTGAATTATCCCATTTCACATATACTCATTCTCATATTTGTTAGTAAAAATTTTTGATATTTTTGATATTTTTGTTTTTTTTCATTTTTTACTTTTTGTAAACAGATTTCTGACGATTTTACATTATCTAACATTAGCTTAGTTTTGTAGTTATTTCTAATAAAATTACAAAATTCCTTTAGATTTGATATTGTTTTTTTAAACTGTAAGAGAGAAAAATTATTTATTTTACACCATGATAAAAACCCTTGATAATTATTTATTAATATTACTTTAATAATATAATAAGCTAATACATTTGATTTTTCTTTATAAAGTGTTTTTCTTAAAATTTCAGATTGATTAGTTTTTGAATAAATATTCTTATAATTTAATCCCATAAAATCAAGTGTTTTAACAAGTTGAAAAAAACTATACGTTCTTTCAAAGTTAATAAAAAATTCAAAATTTGAATGAAACTCTTCAGCGTCGGTTTTATTTTTTAAACTAAAAAAACTACAAAACAAAGCATTCATTATTTCAGCCCAAAACTCGGTATACGATTCAAACAAATTTACTTCTGAATTTACTGGAAAAATAGATAATATATCCTTTGTACATTCAGATGTGTTCATATCAGAGAAATCTAACGCAAAATTATGAAATGATTCATGTATTAAAACTTTAAACCATTCTTCTTTTCTAAAAATAACAATTTCTGAGTCTTTTGGACAAGTTGTTGTAAAAGCAGTGTTGACATGTATTTGGTCTAAAATATCTATATTTGAATCAGGCAATTTTTTTTCTAATGAAGTAAAATATAAAAAAACAGTAAATGACGAAGAACATTTTTTTGAACCATATTCATTCAGTATATAAAACCACATTATAATAGCATCAACATACTTGTTATAAATATCTATTTTATGTTCTACTTCTAGTTCTTCAACTATAAAATGTAATGTTATTTTCCTATCAAAGAGAGAAAAGGTATATGAAATCTCTGACAAAGACAAATGGTCTATTTGATTTCTTATCTCTTCTGGAAAACTATTTGAATTAAAATTTTTTGGTCTAGTAATTTGTGATACGTTTGTTATTTTTTTAATATTTATATTATAAAAATTATCCTTTTTATATTTTTTTAATTTTAATAAATAGTTATATGAATCAACTATTTCTTTATATAAATTTGTAGTTATTTCATCTGTATTTTTTGTTTGTGAAATATGATTTATACAATTATTTTTTATAAAAAAAGACATCAATAATTTACTATTTTTTGATAGTTTCATTCTTATAAATAAGCAAGCTATTTATTTTTAATTTTTAATTTAAAATTTATAAAAATCATTATTAATTTTATTTATTATAATATAGTATATGGAAAAATATGTTATAATAATTGTTTTAGGTATTATCTTATTTATTCTTATAATATTAAATCATTCTACAATTACAACAACTACAACTACTACAACAAGTGCAAATATAGTTACTTCAAATGAAGTTCAAGCTAGTTGTACTAAAACTAAATTTGGTTGTTGTCCAGATGGTGTTAATTCTAAAGTAAATTTGGATGGAACAAATTGCCCAAAAATTAAACAACCAAATCAACAACCTAATCAAATTGGTGGTTGTGATGGCACTAGATATGGTTGTTGCCCTGATAATAGAACTCCAAAAATGGACCCACCTGGAACTAATTGTATAATAAATTCAGAACCAATTCCAGCTCCTCAACCACCACCAAAAAAAAATATTGGTGGCTGTAACGGCACTAGATATGGGTGTTGTCCTGATAATAATACACCCAAAAGAGACCCTTCTGGTTCAAATTGCCATATTAAATAATTTTACATTTCTTTGCGCTTAATTTTATCACGAATAAGCATTAATTCTTCAAATAAAACTGGGTCAGAACCTCTAGAATGATGAGTTAATTTTGCGTTTTTAGTATCTAATAATAATTGTTTTAAATCTTCATTTTGTGTAAACTTAGCATACTGAGCATCATACATCTCTTGTTTATGTCTTTTTCCAAAGAAATCAGAATCTAATTTAACTTCCTTTGGCCGTATTAATTTTTTAAGATAATTTCCTGTCTTTCCGCCAGCCCCCTTTGCCATTGCTGGGTCTTTTGACAATTCAGTTCCTGAATCTAGAGAGAAGCTCAAATAAAACTCTGGATTATTATTTTTAAATTTAGAAGCTTGATAATAATGTTCAACTGAAGACCATTGATGATTATCTAATGCGAAAGGTTCAACCCAAAAATTAGATAACTTTTTACGCCATTGTGGAATAGTTGCTAAATCTGTAAATTCTTTTAATCTTTCATTTGATATTTTCTCTCCAGCTCCTTTACCTGGTAATGGTTTATCATTTGATTTTGAATAAAATAAAAAAACAATATCATCATCATATAACCCTCTTAATTTTGCTTCGCTTAAATCATCATATTTAGGCTCTAAAACAGGTGATACTTTTTTTTTATTTATCCGTCCTTCTAATTCATCTTTAAACCTTTGAAAATCCGGAATTAAAACAAAAGGACCGGCATTTTTTTCCATACATTTATCTGCTATCATTTTCTTAACATCATATGGTATTTCACTAAACTTAAAAATCATTTTTTTTTTATAACCAATAATTTTATAATGATTACCAGTATAGTCCAAAATTATATAAAATTCAGGTGTAAACACCCCTTTATTTTGAAGAATAACATCATTTAATTGACCACATTGTAAAACATTTACTAAATCGTCCGCTTTATAAGCTTCACTTGATAAAATTATTATTTTTATATTTAATAATCTTTCCATTGTAGAAACTGCCCAAGTCTCTGCCCAAAAATCACAAGTTTTAATTATTTTTTTAAATTTTTCAAGAGTATCAATATTTTTCATAAATTTAAATTCATCTAACATTTTTGATGTTACTTTTTTCTCATTAACCAACCTGTCATGTTCTTCTTTTACTTTTTTAGAATTATTTGAAAGCAATTTTTGTTCATTTCTATCTATTGCTTGTTTAAATTTTTCTTTTATTTCAGCATATTCTAAAGCTAATTCTTTAATTTTGTTAGTATCTGACAATAATGAACTACGAGCAGCATCATAATGTTCTTTGTATCCCATAAATACTTCATCACTTGCCTCACTAGCTAATTCTTTTCTTAATTTTTGAACAGTTGTGTGTTGAGCTATGTTTGAAAAGGCATCTCTAATTGTAGCAAAAAAACAATCTCCTCCTCCTTCATTGTCAGTAATATTATAATTTCTATTTTTCATAAATTTTTGAACCCACATATCAGTTTTTTCTTCATGATATTTTTCTCTAATATCCTTAGCTTTTTTAGAATTTTCTTCAGGTAATAATGCTGGAATCTTAGACCCCTTTGTTAAAACAAAAAATTCCCTGCGTTCTTGTGGTATTTCATATTCCTCAACCGATACTTGTTTATCTTCAATTTCTTCATCACTTTTTTCTTCGTCACTTTCAGAATCTGGTTCTTCAACTCGATTTGATTCTTCAAATTTTTTAAGAGTAATTTCAGGTTCCATTCTTAGCTTATTTAACATACTATCAGTAACAAATGTGTAAATTAAAGGCTCATTTATTTTTTCAATATCTAGATTATTTTCCTCATCTAAATAACTAATATATCTTGTTGCCTCGATTTCATAAACACCTATTTGTATTACTTTGTTATTGCTCTTTACTAAATAAATAGGAAAAAATAAAATATTTTTATTTTCAAACGTATTTTTTGAATTTCCTACTGCTATAATTACATCTATGCCATTTATTTCTATTTGATACAAATTAGCTTCTGTTTTTAAATCATCCGAATCAACGCGTTTTAATTCCGGATAGCTTACTTCACTATTTATTTTTGATAACACCATATTTATATTTTATAATTATATTTAATATTTAATTATAAAATATAATTAATTCCACAATACGTACTTCTTCATAAATTTATCATTTTTTAATTCAGCTATATAATGCCATAATTGATTTCTTTTATTAACTTTTTCTAGATTTTCAATATTATTTTCATAAATAATAATTGTATTTAAAATATCCGATTTATTACATTTAGCATTTTTTAAATCTTTTGCTATACCATAATAATCACAAATTACCATTAATTGTTTTACAGTGTAATTTATATCATAATGAATTAGTTTTGTGTATAAATTATCATCTTCTTTAAAAACATATTCATTATTAAGTAATTCATTTAAATTGTTAATAAAATCACAATTATTTTCTTCTATATTGTCATCAATAAAAAAAGATATATTTTCTTCAACCATATAATTATAATTATATTTATATTTATATACTTTTTATTTTATTGTAAAACTATAATATTTACATTCCAATTAAATCCATACACTTAAATATAGTTTTATTACTTAAACTCATATCTTTTTGAACTTTACTTTTAGCTATTTTTGTAATAAAATCAGTAATTGTCAGTCCATCAATCAATAAATTTTTATCTTTACTATCACAATCAAATAACTCTTTTTTATATAATAATGCCACATTTTCAATTAACTCATCTACTTCATTTTTTTTATTTGGAATAATACTAAATTCAGACAATTGTCGTAACAATGTTTTTAATAAATATACAATCTTAATTTTATCAATAATTCCATTAATCATTAAGTTAACAAAGAAGACACTTAGTGATTTTCTTTTTTCATTATCCTTATTAATTTTACAAAACTTATCATAATCTTCTTCTGGAACAACATACTCAATAGTATTAAACAACTGTAAAAATGTGTCAAAACTATTTTGAAACACACTTCTCATAAATTCATATTTAATAAATAAATCAGAATATAAATCCGCATATATTTTTGAAAAGAATCTATTAGTTGAAGCAATTTCAAAAATAATTAAACTAACTTGATTTAAATCGCTTATTTCTGAATGCTCAGCAAGTATTTTATCAATTTCATCAACAATTTTGTTTCTAGAATCTATGTAATTTTTATCTGACATTTTATTTAAGTGAGACCTAATAATATCAATTTGAACAATAATTCCTTCTTTTGTAGCAAATTTTGTAGTTTGAAAATTACGAATTGTTGACCAATCCTCATCATTTATTTCAACATTTTTCCCTTTCCTTCTTTTATCAATAACTGGTTGGGTTGTTTGTTTTAATGGATTTTCACGCTTTTGAAATACAGGAGTTTTTACATAACCAGGCGAACCAACTTGAAGAGATAATTCTGAAATAATATTTATAGTAGCTTCTGGCAATGATAAATTAAAGCCATTAAATGTAATAGCATTAAATTCTTGAATTGGATATTTAAGTATCTTGGACATTTTTAATTATACTTAATATATGTTTAGACATATATTTATATCAATTTTTTATTATAATAATAATAATATTTGTAAATACACTTAAATACATTTAATGTAACTATAATATATAATGTCAACTGAAAAACGATTTGAAAGTGATAATGGGAATAGAGATAATGATGAAGATACATATGATACTTCATTTGAAATTTCTAGTTTTGATGAACTAGAAGGTTTAGTAGATAATACAATTTTAAGAGGAATATACAGTTATGGTTTTGAAAAACCAAGTCCTATTCAAAGAAAGGCAATTAAACCTCTTCTTGATGGTAGAGATACCATTGCTCAAGCTCAATCAGGAACAGGTAAAACAGCAACTTTTTCGATAGGAATTTTATCTAAGATTGATTTAACTGATAATAGCACTCAGGCTTTAGTCTTATCTCCAACAAAAGAGTTATCTAGTCAAACAGCAAAGGTTTTGACTAGTTTAGGTTCTATGATGGACGGACTAAGAGTCCAAACATTGTTTGGGGGTTCTGCGGTAGACGACTATTCTGGATTTTTGAAAAAAAGCTTGCCTCATATTATTTGTGGATGTCCTGGCCGTGTATTTGATATGATGCGTCGTGGCAATATTTCTGGTAATAAAATTAAAATTGTTGTCCTTGATGAAGCAGATGAAATGTTGTCGCAGGGATTCAAAGAACAAGTTTACGATATTTTTCAACATTTTAATAATAATATTCAAGTTGGTTTATTTAGTGCCACATTATCAGAACAAATACAACCAATTATTAAAAAAATGATGAGAAATCCTGTAAAAATTACTATGAAGGCTGAGATGCTAACATTAGAAGGAATTTCACAATTTTTTGTAGCAGTTGAAGATGATAGGCAAAAATATTTAATTTTAAAGGATACATTTAGTGCTATTTCGGTCTCTCAATGTATTATTTATTGTAATAGTGTTAAACGTGTTGCTGATTTATTTGAGGCTATGCGTGAAGACGGATTCCCTGTATGTTGTATTCACAGTAATATGGACTCGAGAGATAGAGATGCTGCCTTTACCGAATTTAAAACTGGCAGTTCTCGTGTTTTAATTTCATCTAATGTTACAGCACGCGGAATTGATATTCAACAAGTAAGCACCGTTATTAATTTTGATATTCCAAAGGATACTCACACATATCTTCACCGAATTGGAAGAAGTGGTAGATGGGGTCGTAAGGGTGTTGGTATAAATTTTATTACTAGAAGAGATGTTCCTAAGTTGAAAGAAATTGAACAGTATTATGCTTGTGAAATTAATGAAATGCCTTCCAATTTTGATTACGCTCAAAAAGAAACTACTACCAAATAATTAGGAGAAAATTCGTAAAATAAATTTAATATAAATCTATTTTACAATATATTAGGCTATGGATAATGAACCTGTAAAAAATGAAAATACTGATTGTAAAATTGAGTTTAATGAATATTTTCAATTGCCAATTTATTATAATGAACACAAAATATCTTTAAAAAAAAATATTATTACTGATTTAGAGTTAATTGAGTCAATAGATTCTTCATCTAATCCAATTTATTCTTATTTGTTTGATAATTTAAATACTTTTTCAAGAAAAAGTATCGAACAAGTTACACAATATTATACAACAGATGTTGATTTTTTAAAAGATAATCAAACTTTAATAAAAACATATAAAAAATTACCAAATGATATAGATGATGTTTTTCCAAAATATACAAATATAATTGAATCATGGAGTGAAATAAAAAATGATACTAGCTTTAAAGAAAAATATTATTATCTTGATTGGCCAATGTTAGAATTTCTTAATAAGTCAGAAAATTTTTTACAGTGGATGAGTGTTTACAATATTGCGTCTCCAGTAATTTCATTTTTTATTCCAATTATAATTTTAATTATTCCTTTTTTTGTAATAAAATTAAAAGGATTAACTCTAACAATTCCTGAGTATATTGAGGTTTTAAAAACAGTTATATCAAATCATGCTATTGGAAAACTTTTTACAGAATTTAATAATGTTGAAATTAGTCAAAAAATATATTTACTAGTTTCCGCGGGATTTTATGTATTTTCAATATATCAAAACATTATATTATGTAGTAGATTTAATAGTAATATGGTTAAAATTCACGAATATTTTATAAAAATAAAAAAATACTTGGTAAACACAATTAATTCTATGGAAAATTATTTAACGTATTCTAGTTGTTTACATACGCATTATAATTTTAATGATAAATTAGTTGAAAAGATGAAAATTTTAACAGAAATTAAAAACAAAATATCCAATATATCTGAATATAAATTATCTTTTAAAAAGATTTTTGAAATTGGTCATATTTTAAAATACTTTTATGAAATATATGAAAATAAAGAATATAATGATGCTTTTATTTATTCCTTTGGGTTTAATGGATATGTTGATTGTATTGAAGGGTTGGTTAATAATATTAGAGAGAAAAAAATAAACTTTGCTGAGTTTACTAACAAGAAAAAGAAAAATAGTTTTAAAAATAATTACTACGCAGTTTTAAAAAATAATAACCCTGTTAAAAATAATGTTAAGCTTGAAAAAAATATGATTATTACTGGTCCAAACGCATCTGGTAAAACAACTGTGGTTAAATCAGTATTAATTAATATTATATTAACTCAACAATTTGGTTGTGGATTTTATGATTCAGCAAAATTAAAACCATATAAATATATTCATTGTTATTTGAATATTCCTGATACCTCAGGAAGAGATAGTTTATTTCAATCTGAGGCAAGAAGATGTAAAGAAATTATAGATATTATTAATAGTAATAAAAAAGATTCACATTTATGTGTTTTTGATGAATTGTATTCAGGAACAAACCCAGAAGAAGCTATTATTGGCTCAACCGCATTTATGGAGTATTTAGTTAAAAATAAATATGTTTCTAGCATGCTAACAACACATTTTATAGATGTTTGTGAAAAATTAAAAAATAATAAAAACATTATTAATTATCATATGGATGTTACAAAACATAATAATAAAATAACATATAATTATTTATTTAAAGAAGGTATTTCAAACATAAAAGGAGGTTTAAATGTTTTATATGATATGAATTACCCAAAAGAAATTATTGAAAATACAATTGAAATACAAAAGTTGAATTCTCTTAAGGAAAATTCGTTAGTTAAATAATTAAAAAATATTTTGTTTTTGTAATAAATAATATGCCATCTTTAGTTGATATATTTAATCCTTCCTTTTTTGTATTTTTAGGAATATTAGTATTAGTTGCTGCATTGCTTGTAGTATATTTTGAAAGTAAAATGAGAGAGCAAAATCATAAAATGACATCTATGCTTGCTTTAATAACTTGCGTAACTGATGAAATGAATGTTATTAAAATACATTTGAGTAATCAACCAAATATTGGAGGAGCACCAATTAACCCATCTGGTTTAGAAACAAATGACGTACACATTATTAAAACTAAATTAATTGATGTATCTGACGATTCTGATAGTGATTCTGATAGTGATTCTGATAGTGATTCTGATAATGATGATTCTGAAAGCAATTCAGAAGATATAGATATAGAAGAAGATATAGAAGATATAGAAGATATAAAGGAAATAAAGGAAATAAAGGAAATTATTGAAATTGGAGGAGAACATAATGATATTAAAGTTTTTAAATTAAATATTTCTAATATAAATAATATTGACGAAAATATTGATGACTTATGCGCTGAAGATAATGATGTCTCTGAGGATGATGATATATCAATTAGCAGTAGTGATGATGAGATTGAAGAAAAAAATAATGATGACATAGATATTTCTAGTTTAAACTTAAAATCTATTAATATTTCTAATTTAGAAGAAATTAAAAATTCAGAAATTATTGATTATAAAAAATTCACACTTAGTAAGCTAAGAAGCGTTGTTGTTGAAAAAGAACTTGTTGTTGATTCATCTAAACTTAAAAAAAATGAATTACTTAAATTGTTAGGAATTGAATAAGAAAAATATAGTAATAATATAAATGGCTGGCTGGGGCACTTGTTATTCAGCATCTAATAATATTCATTTTAATTTTCCTCCGATAATGCAGGATGGACGCAATTTTGCTTCATGGCAACCTGAAGCTGTTATCAATAATCGTATTCAAGCACAAGAAAATATTCACACAAATTGGAATTATAGACAATATATGGTAAAAAATGGTCTTGAAATTATGAAATATAATTCAATGGAATCTTGTTATGATTTAGGACTTAATGCTCATACTGAAACTAATACAACTCCATCTGAAAATGTGCCGTTTATGTATAAAAACTCTTTTGATTCAAGCAAACCTGGTTATGGTTACTGTAGCAGTGACCTTAAAAGTCCTTATCTTAGTAGACAACAATTAAATGCTAGATTAGTTTCTCCATCGATTAATCCAGCCAAATTTAATTAAACATTTGTAAAATAAATCGTAAAAATAATATTTTTTATAAGTTATAAAATATTATTTTATGAATAACAAAGAAATATATATTAATTTCTTTTTGTACATTATTATTTTTATTATTGAATTTACAATAATATTTTTTGTATTCTATTTGTATTTGCTAGTGGTCTATAAGTAATTTACATAGTATCATCAATCTCCATAAACTTTACATAAATATATCCATCCGCATCAGAATACAATTTGCTACAATTTATTTCAAATATTAAGGAATCATCAGTGTATAATTTATCATTTAACGCATCTAACACAAATTTCACCATATTATCTAAATCTTTATTATTAGTATTATATTTTGGTGACGTATCTTTTAATATGTTAGCAAATTTTCCAGTTTTATAATGTGTTTTTGGCCTTTTACAATAAAAGTTTAAAACACATTTTATTGGTTTACTCATTTTTTCTGTTGGAAAGTTTTCAATTGATTTAATAAATTCATCTTTTTCTTTTTTGGACGGGTCATATGTTCCTCCTTTTAAACGATGTCTATGTCTTTTTAAACTAACTGGCTCAAAATTAATAGTACTTTCAAACAGCATTGATATTAATAACCTGATGTTTTTATATTAATATTACAAATTGTTTAGTAATAATAAATTATTTGATTAATTATTTTAA